ACAATCAATTCAAGGTATAGATAAGGCGTTTAAGGTATTGGTAGCCAATCCAATCTTAGCCGTAGTTACCGCACTTGTTGGTGCTTTTATGTTTTTGAAGGAAGCATTAGGTAAAACCAAGGAAGGTCAAGCAGCACTTAATAAAGTAAGTCAGGCGTTCTCATCAGTGATGGGTCCAATCCTTGCATTAATTAATACGGTAGCAGTCCCTATATTTGAGAAACTTGCAATGATTATTGGTAAGGTTGGTCAAGCCTTTGCGTTTGTTGCTGAAAAATTGGGTGTCTCTAAAGGACAAATTGAAGCTGCAACTAAGGATATAGATAAGGTAGGACAGGAAGCTGCAGACAAAGAAAAAGAAAGATTAGAACAATTAAAGAAACAGAAGGAAGAAGAAAAACAAAAACGTAAAGAGGCGTCAGATGCAGCAATAAAAGAGGCTGCAGATAAGAAGAAAGCGGCACAGGATACTATAAATGATAATGAAGCGGTTAAACAATCTGAAGAGGAACTTGCACGTGCAAAGGTTAAAGCAAGTGAAGATGAGGTTCAAGCACTAAAGGATAAACAATCCGCACAAGATATAGATTATCAACGTGAATTAAAGAGAATTAACGATCTAATAAATTTAGAAAAGGTTGGTAGTTCAGAATATAAGAAGTTGGTGGTAGAAAGAAATAACTTAGATAAAGGGTATTTGGAGAATAAAGCAACCAATGTTAAAGACCTTAATAAGTTAAATGAGGATAGGATTAATAATGAAAAGGAGTTAAATGATAAGATTATTGAACTTAAAATAAGTCTTATTAAGGATGAGAAGGATAGAGATATTGCGTCAATTCAAGATAAGTTAAGAGTAGATTTAGAAAATTTAGAAAAAAATAAGGCGTTCATTATCAAAAGTGAAACTGAAAAGGAAGCTATTAGAAAATTATATAGGGATCAAGCTGCACAAGCAGAACAAAAGGTTAAAGATGACGCAACCAAGAAAGATGAAGATGAAAGACTTAAGAAATTGGATGATGACCTTAAGTTTCTACAAATTAAACAAGGTGCACAAATTCAAGGAACAAAAGGATATTTTGATGTATTAAGGGAAATTAATAAGAAAGCGGAACAAAAGGAAATTGAAGATTTAAAAGCAACAGATGCTTTTAAGAAAAAATCTAAAGAAGAACAGGAAGCTGCAATTACCGATATACAGAAAAAATCCGCAAAAAATAGGGAAGCAATAAACATGCAAGAAATTTTAGCGTATGCTGAAATGGCTTCAAAAATTGCTGGTATAGGTACTCAAATTACTGCAGCACTCGGTGCAATATATGAGAACCAAATGAATAGGGAGTTGAAAGCTGCTGGTGATAATCAGGAGAAACAAGAAGCAATTAAGAAAAAGTATTTTGAGAAGAACAAAAAGTTACAGATTGTAAACGCAACTATACAAATGTTCCAATCAGCAATATCAGCATTTGCGTCAATGGCTGCAATTCCTGTTGTTGGTCCTGCATTGGGTGCAATAGCAGCAGGTGCAGCAATTGCATTAGGTATTGCTAATATCAATAAAATTAAAGCAACAGAATATGAGAGTGCAGCTGGTGGTACAGCAGGTGCAGCAGCAGCACCACAAGCGGCACCAAACTTAGGTCAAAACTACGAAAAGGGTGGAATGATTGGTGGTAGAAGACACGCACAGGGTGGAACACTAATTGAAGCTGAAGCAGGGGAAGCAATAATGACACGTGGTGCAGTAACAATGTTTGCACCATTATTATCCCAATTAAATCAAATGGGTGGTGGTACATCATTCAGTCAAGGTGCTGCAGGTCAAGCAGGATATGATAATCCAAGAGTAACTGAAACAATGACGCAACCTCAAATAATAAAAACTTATGTGGTATCAAGTGAATTAACAACTGAAGCACAGAAACAATCAAGACTTAAGGATTTAAGTACATTATAAAAAAACGTATATTTAATATTATGATAAAAAAAGATAAAATATTTGAATTAAAGATAGAAGAAGATGATGAGTTGTCAGGTGTTGACGCAGTATCATTAGTAGATGAACCAGCAATTGAAATTAATTGGTTGGCGTTCAATAAGACACAGGAAGACTTTTTTATACCTGATGGTGAGGATATGAAGTTCTCATCAATGATACTTGAGAAAGGTCAATCTGAAGATGATTTAATTAACGAAGGATGGGATATGGTAAAAGAAGATTTTATATCATCATCACCAAACTCACCATCATTTGAGGATACAGAAGAAAGGTTAATTAGATATAAGTACGTACTTAACCCACAAGCGTCAGGTAGTCCCATTAAGGACACCACAAGAGAGTTTTGTAAGGATTTACTACAAAAGAATTTTGTGTACCGTGTTGAGGATCTAGAGGGTATTACAAACGATTTGGGAAGTTCCGCAATGGTGTGGAGAGGATCATATAACTGTAGACATTTATGGCAGAAGATAGAGTATAGACGTGGAGATAGAATTGTTAATAAAGGATCAGTTACAAAAGGTAGAATTGATGGTGCTGAAAGTTATGATGTAATGGGTGAACCCCAACCTGATACAAGGGTGCCAGGTAAAGCGTCATTCGCTGTAGGTGTTCCACACTATACAAAAGATGGTAAGTTATATGAAGGACCAACACATAAGGATGCAAGTGGTAAATTAATGACAGGTGCGGTACATACTGAAGATAGTGAATATCTATATCATCAAGATGAATTAAGTTATGACAATCCATTACCATCTTATGTGGATGAAGTATCAGGTGATACCATTTCAAAATCATTAGTAGAACCAACAACATTTGAAAGTTATAGTGATTATCCTGATAGTGTTAAAAACAACGCACAAGCGGTATTGAAATATGTGGAAGAAAATGGATGGGGTAGTTGTGGAACTGATGTAGGAAAACAACGTGCAAATCAACTTGCTAAGGGTGAACCAATCAGTTTGGATACGGTTAAAAGGATGTATAGTTATTTGTCTCGTCATGAAGTAGATTTAGAATCAAGTAAAGGATATGGAGATGGATGTGGTAAGTTGATGTATGATAGTTGGGGAGGAAAGTCAGCGTTAAGTTGGTCTCAATCAAAAATCAATCAAGCGGATAAAATGTCAAAACAATATTTTAAAATTGATAGTGAAGAAAAAAGAATTGTATTAGGACCAGCAATGATACCTGATCAAAAGATATTCCGTAAAGATGCAATGGGTAATCCATATTATGTGTTCTTTACAGCACAAACAATTCGTATGATAAGTGAGAAGTATATGAAGAATCAATATACCCGTAATAATGATTTGATGCACGATGGTAAAGCGGTAAGAGATGTATATGTAATTGAGAGTTGGATTAAGGAAGATGAGAACGATAAGTCAGTCAAATATGGATTTGGTGATGTTCCTGTAGGATCGTGGATGTTATCAATGAAGATTGCAAAGACACCAAAAGGTGATGAGGTATGGAATCAAGTGAAGGAAGGTAAGTTAAACGGATTTAGTGTATCAGGTTTCTTTGAAGAAGTTCAAGCGTTCAGTAAGGAAGAGATGTTCTTATATAAGGTTGCTGAGATATTAAAGAAGTATTAATGGTAATAATGACTTATATCTATATATATAAGTAGGAATAAATAAAATAAAATAAAAGTAAAATTATGTCAAATTCAAAAAGTGCTATTCAAGAGATTAAATCCCTTATGGTACAATTTGGTTTCTTAAAGAATGAAGAAACTGAAATTGTAAAAGAGATATTTCTTGACGCAAAGTTGATTGATGGTACTGAAATTAAAGTAGAAGGTGATTCTTTAGTTGAAGGTGCTAAAGTTATGGTTGTTACAGCTGAAGGAGAAATTGTAGCTCCTGATGGCGTACATGAAATTGAAGGTGGTGCAAAAGTTGAAACTAAGGAAGGTGTAATTGTAAGAATTGAAGAAGCAATTGCTGAAGTAGAAATGGAAAAACCTGAAGTTGAGATTGAAGTATCTAAAGACGGAATGGAAAAAGAAATGGTAGATATGTTGAAAGAATTTATCTACAAAATGGGTGATAAAGTTAAAAAGATGGAAGAACAAATGTCTTCATTATCTACTGACTTTAATTCATTCAAAAAAGAACCTGCAGCAAAAAAGATTGCTGATGGAAAAACTGAAAAGTTTAATAAAACAGATGACTACATGGATTCTAAATTAGAAGCCATTGCTGCATTAAGAAAAACAAATAAATAATTAAAAACAAAAACAAATAAAATTATGAAGATTTTATCAAAAGAACAATTCGCATACGACGTAGCAACTATCGGTGGATACGTTGATCAAGTTGGTGGTGAATTATTATCAAAAGCGTTAATCGGTGGAACAACCGCAAGATACGCAAATGTACGTTTAGGTATTAAAGGTACACAAGCATTGAATTTATTAAATTCTACTGCTTATTTCCAAGACGGTACTTGTGGATGGTCTCCATCAGGTACAACTACTTTCTCTCAAACAAACATCACAACTTGTCCTGAGAAGTATAATGAAGCATTATGTTACAAAGATTTGTATGATACATACCAATCAATGTTAATGGCACCAGGTCAAACATCTGAGACAGTTCCATTTGAACAACAAATTGCTGAGTTAAAAGTTAAACAAATTCAACAAAGAATTGAACAACAATTATGGCAAGCAACAACAGGTGCTTCATCTTGTTTCAATGGTTTCAAAACATTAATCTCAACAGGTACAACAGGTGTTGCTAACTCAAGTGGTGTAACTTTCTCAAGTTCTGCTGCATATGGTGTTAGTGGTAACCCTATCACTGAAGTAGATAAGTTGATTAACGTATTAGATGATAACGCAATGTCTCGTGAAGATTTAGTTGTGTTTATGTCATACGCTAACTTCCGTTTATACATTCAAGCGTTAACACGTGCTAACTTCTTCCAAAACTATATCGGTTCATCTGATATTACAGGAATGATGGAAGCAACTCAACCTAACACAAACGTTAAAGTCGTTCCAACTATTGGTCTTAACGGATCAAACCAAGTTGTAATCGGACCACGTGAGTACATGGTTGTAGGTTTTGACTTATTGTCTGACCACGAGAAATTGGTAATTTGGTATTCTAAGGATTTTGATGAATTAAGATTACGTGCAAACTATAACTACGGTGTAACAATCGCTACGTTTGGTTCAACTGCATATTTCGCAACAAACAACTTAGCATAGTCTAAAAAAATATAAAAACAAAAGGGGTGAAAGTCCCCTTTAACATAAATAAACAAAAATTAATTATACACATATGTCATGTTATATATCTTCAGGAGTTGACTTAGGTTGTTCTGATGGAATTGGTGGTATTAAAAGTATTTGGGTATTAGGTGCAAGTGGTGCAACTGCACCTGATGTAACTGCAGTAGCGGTTACAGGAACAACTGGTCCTATCACAGGTATTACAGGTTCAGGTGTTTGGTACAATTTTGAATTAAAGAGAAACACTTCTTCTTTATCTCAAAATACAACTAAGAACTTTGAAAATGGTACTATCTTTTGGGAACAAGTTTTAACTGCCGTTCTTTACAAATACGACCAAGATAAAAGAAACCAATTATTGGTATTAGGTCAAAATGACCAAACACAAATTATCGCTATAGATCAAAATGATACACAATATTATTTAGGTCAAGTAAACGGATTGTATTTAAGTGGTGGTTCTGCTGCTACAGGTACTGCATTCGGTGATAGGAACGGATTTGAACTTATTTGGACAGGCCAAGAATCTTCTCCAGCTAATGTAGTAAGTGGAGTATTATCTTCAATCTTTGCTGCAGGTGGATTTGGTAGTGTAGCATAGTAGGTCTGAGGACCGAATTTTCTATATCTCTAATTCTAATAGAAAGAGGGTCTAAGGACCCTTTTTTTTATGCTATACCAATTCAAAATGATTTTTTTTATATTTATAATTAAAGAGTATAAATGATCTATTTGATTAAGGGACAGAATAACAATTTGGTGTTGAATATTAACAATAATAGTAGAACTACTTTTACTGGTTATACGTTAAACTTTACACACGTAATGAGTAAAGAGGTTAAGAATTATACAATTAATATTAGTGATCCTGCGGTGTATTTCCAAAACATTCGTTATTGTGAAATACTATTACCATTAGCTACAAATGATTTGAATTACTTAGGTGAATACATATTAAACATATATGGTAATCCTGATAACGAATTGGTTTATAGTGGTATTACAATATTGGAAGGAACTGAGGTTGGTGTAGGATTTACAGAATATATCTCACCAAATGAGACTAACGAGAATTATATTTATATACAAGATTAATTATGAGTGAAATACAAAAATACAAATTAAGTAGAACGAATTTTGACCGTGCAACAGTCCCCGTTTTTTCGGAAGTTTTGCAAAGATACCCATGGGTTTATTATGGGGATCAGAATCTATTACCTCAATACTTTATTGAGCTATATGACAATTGTGCAATACATAAGGCGGTAGTAACCTCAAAGGTAAATCAGATTATGGGTGATGGTGTTGTATCATTAAACAACCCAATGGCTACTGTAAATCTTATTAATCCATCTGAAAATGTATCTGATGTAATGAGAAAATGTGCATTGGACTTTATGTTATTTGGTGGTTTTAGTTTACAGATTGTTAAAGCGCGTGATGGTTCAATTGCGGAGATATACCATTTAGATTTTAGTAGAGTACGTAGTGGTAAGTTAAATGATGAAGATAAGGTAGATACATACTATTACTCAGCACATTGGAAAGATACAAGAAAGTATCCACCTGAAGAATATCCTGCGTTTAATATGGATGATAATTCACCAAATCAGATTTACTATTACAAGACATACGTTCCATCAATGAGTTATTATCCTGTACCTGATTGGTCAGCGGGACAACGTGCAATTGAGATTGATATTGAGACAAAGAATTTTCATATGAACAATTTACGTTCAGGTATGGTTCCAAGTTTGTTTATCAATATGAACGGAGGAATACCTGGTGAGGAAGAACAAAGAATATTAACTCGTGCATTGGAAGAACAATACGCAGGAACAGATAACGCAGGTCAAGCAATCATATCCTTCAACGAAAGTAAAGATACCGCACCTGAAATTATTCAGATCCCTCGTAATGATAATGATAGTTACTATCAAACAATGAATGATGATATAACACGTTCAATATTATCCTCTCATAGAGTAAGTAGTGCTGAATTATTTGGTATTGCTACTGCGGGTAAATTGGGTGGATCAAATGAGATTACAGAACATTCAGAATATTTCCGTAAGATGGTTATTCAACCATTCCAAAATTGTATGTTACCTATATTTAATAAATTGGTATCAATCAAATTTGAGAAACCAACTACATTTGAAATTAAACCATTAAGTCTATTCTTA